TAATTGGCACATCGTACTCACTCCAATAGCTTGCACATTCTTTTAGCTCTTGTAATACCACTAGTGCTTTATTCATAACACACCACACTTGTGTTCTCTTAATATGCTACGCTCTTTAATACAATGAACTGCAACTTCTCTACTTATATACAACACGCCAGTATTGAAAAAAGACTCTTGTTCTCTCGTTCGTGGCCTGCCCGTGCTACCTTTGTAACGGTTTTCAAGATAAGCATCTATAATTTCAAAGGCTTGTTGCTTATTGTAGTATTGCGTATTGCTAATCTTACGTTGCACTGGCAACGATGCCGTGCCTATTCGGTTTAATAGTGCCGCCATTGCTGTTACTGTCTTACAATAATGGCGAGCTAATTGATCTCGATTAATGCTCATATTGGAAGCCGTCCTCTATCTTTGGTGGAGTTTTATTAATATGTAGTAAATACAAATCCAGCAAAGCCAAAGCCTTGTCCCACTCGTCACAATGCGCTTGTGTTTCACGCATGATTTTAGTTAATGTTGATTTGGCTATCTTGGTTTTTTGTTGTATCTCTGCATGTTCTACACCAGCATCATTTAGTTGATAAATGATTGCAGGCCAGTCTAGTTGCTTCATGGTGTACCTACCGTCTTTTTATCATAACCATTAGTGTATACAGCATATTTGTTTTCTGGCTGATATTCAACCAACCACCAGCCGTCTGCCTCTAGTTTGCTACACTTTTCTTCAAATTGTTTTTTGGTCATCACAAAACTCCCATCAATAACCCTACCAGCGCATCAACAACAGGCAGGACGGTAAAGAAATAAACAAAAGAGTAAAAGCAAATAACCTGCCCTCTAGTAAATTGTCGTCTAAACGGAACACGTTCAGTTGTGTTTTTATAATCAATCATGTTTTTAATCCAAAAAAAATGCCCTGCCGAAACAGGGCGAGTGGCTGCCTTCAGGAAGCAAGGAAATCGTTGTGTTCTTGTGTTATTTTATCCCAGTTAGTATTGATCTGGTTTTCTATCCATGACACTACATCATCACTAAGCATAGGCAATATGTTTTCTTCTGCATCTAATAGCTGTACATCTGAAATAATAATTTCAGCATCTTCATTGCATGAAAATTGTACTGATAATTTAATTCCTAAATATTTAACAAGAGTATTCATTAGAACTCCCCTTTAGTAACAAAGCTAGGCACGTTGGTTGGCATTTCTAATACTTGGTAAATACGTTCATCGCCTTTAGACGATTTGTCTATGATGAAGTCGCCAGATCGAGTTTTATGTATTTGAACAGAATGATTGTCTTTAGCAAAAGTAGTGCCGATTATAAAGCCACAAGTAAGCGCTGTTAATATTATTACTGCTAATTGTTTCTTGTTCATAATGTTACCTTTTATAGTTGTAGTTAATGTCCCATCCTTGGGGCGGTGGTTTGTTTTTAATTTGCTTTAATAATTGGACACATAGAATAAGAACCCCAAGGCTTTACAAATTCACGTTCGTCATAAATTGCAGGACGTAAAGTTTTAACTACACCATCAACTATTGCTTTAATAGTTTTTTCAGTGCGTGAAATAACAGTAATTTCAAAAAACATATTTGAATCACCGATTGAACGGTTTTTATAAGTTTTACCAATCTCAAATTTAATCATCTTATTCCCCTTTCTTTTTCTTGTTAAGTTGGGTAAATAATAATATTTATTTTACAGAATGTAAAGATTTTTTATCATTCCAATAAATAAATGCTTTATATGCTCCCACATAACCAAGAGCAACGCATACGAAAGCGCCCTGTTTCTGGGCTTCCAAGAGGTATTCTTGCTGTCCATCTTGCCATTTTGACTTGGTATGGTCTTGCCGTTTTAATTCACAGACGAACGCAGGGCTTGCAGGAATAATAATATCAGGCGCACCTTTGGTCATTCCCTCACTTTTTTGTTTGGTTGCCTGGTAGAATGTTCGTAGACCTTCATTCCTGATGTGGGTGGCAATCAAGCCATAGGTTGTTGGGTATTCCCTGCGTAGTTTTGCAAAAAATGTTACTGCCTCGGCAGACTCGCTAGGACATTCCCCTCGAAAGTCTGTATCGCCAAACACTTGTATATCAGGATGGAACTTCATCTGTTGCCTCGTTATATCCATAAATTGCATAAAAATCACCTTTCTTTCGATAAGTAATTGTTCTTGGTGTTATTGTCCCATCACTTGTTATTCTGTTAAACCGATCTAAAAAAGGCTGCATTTTTGAACTAAACCATACTGGAAATGCTCTATATTCGGTTACAAAATCAACTCTTATGCACTCGTTTCCTGCTTTGCTTAGTGTTGGTATTGCTCGCATTGCAACAACCTTGTCAGTTTGTATTTGTGTTGGGTCTTTCTTTTTCATTTGAAAATCAGCAATTAACTTTTGATTTGGATCAATTAATTCTCCCTTGCAACTACAACAATATCTTGCAGTTATATCGTTTTCTTCTTCACAATGTGGGCATGGTTTAAATGTCCACCTGTATGGGCATCTAACACGCTTTTTAATAGTTTTATTCATTACTTGACCAAAGCATCTTCTACCATAATGCGCTGGCATCTCTCCATATTCTGTTTCTAGTCGTATTCCTTCAAGATCAGTAAAATAACCAAAATCATCAATCTTATGACTTGCTTCATTAGGAACAGGAGCAAACTCATTGTTAGCATTGCATTGTGGGCATCTAGCTTTTATTGGTTCACCAGCTTCGTAATCGCCTGATGCTTCTATCTCTGGATTAAATAAGTCACCATCAGGGCAATGTCTGCTTATATTTTCAGCATAATCCAGTATCAAACAATCATCTTTATTGTTATCAATACGCAATCCTCTGCCGATTATTTGTTGAAGTAAACTAACTGACTCTGTAGCTCTTAAAATAGCTATCAAATCGACATGTGGTGCGTCAAAACCAGTTGTAAGAACTGACACATTAACTAAATATTTAAGCTTCCTAGACTTGAATTTTTGCAGTATTTGTTCACGCTCTAACTTTGGTGTTTCACCTGTAACTATGCAAGATAAACTTGGTGGTAAAGATTCCATTACCTCGCCAGCATGTTGCACTGTCGCTGCAAAAATCATAACTCCTTGCCTATCTACTGCTTGCGATACAATATCGCCTACAATCGCACTGGTAAGCCTTCCTTGTCCATGATAAGCTCTATCAACGTCTGCTTTTGCAAACTTACCCATGCTATTAAGCTGCATATCTAATGTTTCATAATGACCTGAATTAATTGCACCAATGACAGGCTGTGTTAAATATCCTTGCTGGATAAGATCACGAGCGTAAACGGTAAACACTCTGGCGTTAAAATAAGGCTTCTTAGCTTTTTCTTCCCCATGTGCATTACCATGCTCATCCATTCTATATATATATCCATCACCAAGTCTGTATGGAGTAGCACTAAGACCTATTACACGCAGATTAGGATTACAAGCAACTAAAGATTCAATAATACTTTTAACTGTTGGTGTTATACGATGTGCCTCATCAAGTACAACCGCACAGAATTTAGAACCAAATCTATGAATCTTATTCTTAACACTAACTGGTGTACCAAACACTACTGGATGTTTTAAACAAGTTTCGCCAACACTGGCACTAAACAAGCTGCATTGATTACCAGTATCTCTATATTTCTCTGCATTTTGTTCTAACAGTTCCTTTGATGGGACAAGACACAATATATGTTTTCCACCACTAACTTGGTGTAGTGTATTTGCTATTGCTGCTACAATTAAAGACTTGCCACTCCCTGTTGGCAATTCTAATACGCATGGATCAGTACATTTCTTTATCCAATCTATAGCTGCATCATGTGCTTTTTGCTGGTATGGGCGGAGTTTCATTTTAAAAGCCAACTATTTTTTGTTTTTTTAACTGTAAGTATTTTCCATAAGCATCACTTTTTGGTTGAGTTAATCCAAGACCTTTGCACCAATAATCATTTCTTAACAAAACTTTGCATAATCTTCTATATGATGGAGCCCATTGTTTATCTTCAAGAGTTTTTGGAGCAAAATCAGGTATTTCATTATATCCTCTTAGTTTCCATCCTTTAATAAAAACTCTAAATCGCTTTATATAATGATCTCTATTTTTTTTAGGCAAAGACTTTAATAATAAATTACAAAAACTTTTCCAGGTATGATTTTCAGGTTTAGATATTTTATTGCTTCCAGTTATATTTCCTGATTCTTGAACATAAAGTGCGCCTGAATTAGCTCCATTTACTCTAGCTATTAATTTAAACCAAGTTTCAGGCTCAAGGATGTGATACAACCATAATCCTTTTTTTTGATCATCTCCATAAGGTTGACAAAGTCTTTGCTGGCTTATTGGAACACCAGCTTTGTGCATATGGTCATATATTTTATTGCTTGGTAAGTTTTTAAACTTAGAATGAAATCTCCATATATCTTCTGTTTTCCAATCATAAATTGGATAAACATTAAACAAGTTGTCGCCTATATAAGTTGTATATCTATTATTTCCATGCATTTTTTTATCAAATACAGCAACAGTTCTATATCTATTTAAACTTTCATCTGCTCTTATCCCAATTAATCCAGCGCATGTTTTTCCTTGTGCATACCATAATCCAAACAAAACAGTTAATTCTTCAAATTCCATATTTGGTTGATAAAAAGGATAATCCTCACATTTAGCAGCAAGTTTTGGCTTTTGCCTTACCCATATATCTTTTTTTTCTTCATCCCATGCAGTCCATCTTGGCTCAAAAACTGTTACTGCATTTCTTAATAATAATGGAAAGCATAACCAATGAAGATCAATATTATCTTTATACATAGTAACCATCTCTTCTATATGCTCAATAGTAGATTTATATTGAGCTTCAAGATCAATAATTAATATTCCTACTTTTTTATTTCTTTTTTTTGCTTCCATCATTGTTAGATGAAACATAACACTACTATCTTTTCCTCCTGAAAAAGATAAATAAACTTTTTCAAAATTATCAAAAGAATAATTTATTCTTTGTTGAGCTGCTTCAAAAACATTAATTCCTAGTAATCTTTTCATTAGTATAAGTTCGCTTCTGTTTTAGATTGTGCTTGGTCAAGAGATAATTCATCTTCACCATGTTTTTTCAACCATTTATTTAAAAATTTTAATGCACTTAAATTTGCTAAATTTTGTTGTTCTTCTGATAAAAAATAAAATCCTCCACAAAATTTTGATGGTATTCCAGTTGCATAACACATTGATGCTTGACCAAGCCATGCAATTCTATTCATTTTTTCATTTGATAAATAATGCTCACATGAATTTTTCCATTCTAATAATATTGATTGCATTGCTGCTTCAAACATTGGAATATCGCTTAAAAATTCAGCATATTTTTTTTTGCAATCATCATCTGATAATGCTTTGTCTTTAGGTTTGTTTTCATAAAACCCAGCTGGATAACATTCCCATTTTTCCCAAGTATGATAAATTCTATTCATCTTCTAATCCTTCAAAATCATTATCGTCATCAAAAACAACATCCCATGCTTCAGAAAAATCTTCATCTAAAAACATTTCAGCTAATCCGCTTATTTGTTTTAATCTTAAAACTTCATCAGAATCCATTCCAAGATTTTTAGCTATTTTTTCATCAGACCAGTTTCTTCTACTAAGCTCAATAACAATGTCAGACATAGATTCAACTTTATGTTTTCCTCTTGCTCTGTTATGCCTAATAGTTGATGCCATTCTGTCTGTTTTATCTTTTTGATCTTCTCTTATTTGTACAATAGGAAGATATCCAAGTATTTTTTCTTGTATGTCTTTACATTCTTTTCCAACTCTATGTCTATGAAAACCGTCAATAACTTCATATTTTTCACTTTCATCGGGCATAGAAACTATAGGTTGTGTATATCCATCTTCTGAAATAGATAATCTAAGTAACTCCATTTCTGGTGGAGCAACACTATTTGGATTGTAATCATTTTGATATACGTTTTCATTTTTAACCCATTTAACAAAATCAACAGGTTCATTTTTAAAAGGACTTATTAAATGTATTTTTTCTCTAACTTCATTTATTGCAATTATTTTTTTTTCTAAATCAAGCTCATTTATACTTTTTATTAATATTTCAATTAATTCACTCATGTCAATCTCCAATAACTAACAGGATCACCAGTGTAATCAGTAAGATCAACATCAGGTAAAAGTTCTTTAACAGCTTTAGCGTAGGATATAGAACCAGCTTTGGTTACTTTAGTTAGTTTATGTCCATTAATCTCGCTGTCTTTACCATCTGCTAACTTAACTATTTCATCAAGCAATCGTTTCTTTTCTGCTTCAAGTTCTTTTATTTGCTCTGCTATCATTAAATAACGCTCAACTTGTCCTTCGCACCTAACTTGTTGACGTTTATCATCAAGATGCTTTTGTGCTTGTGGTAGTTCACGCTCAACAAGATATTCATTGTAGAAATCTTTTAACTTTGGTAAATATTCTTCAATAGCTAATTGATTAAATTGTACTGTTTCAAGCATGTAGCCATGTGCTGACCATTGGTAGAAATGACACCATTGACGACCAGTAACAAACAGTTGAATCTGTATTTGCATCCAATAGTGTGACTGATAGTCTATTGATTTAAACTCTGGTGGGTTTTTATCACGCAAACCATATGGACATTTAATCTCTATCAAACCATCATCATTTATCAAACCATCTGGCGATGCTCCAAGCCAATCTTCAAAAGTATGAAAACCAGTTTCTACTACTTTTGTATTAAACTTAAGTTCATAATCAGCAAGTGCATTGGGTTCGTTATACGTTCCATATCTAGTCGCAACATTACCTGTAAATTCACTTGGGTAGCCATGATATTGACGCACCATATTACGCATAACATCTTCACGTTTCATGAATGGTGATAATCCTAAGATTGCACCAACATTACTACCAGTTACACGACCAGCTCTTTTTTTAAACCATTTTTCTGTTCTTTGTTGTTCCATTGTCATTTACTCTTATAGTTATAGTTAAAAATGCACATCCATGTGCGTTAGTTGTTTACCAGGGAATTTCTCCATCTTCAACAATGCTTGGTTCAGCAGATACTTCTTCTTTAACTGGTGCAGATGCTCCTTTTCTTGGAGCTACAGAAGCCACCCAATTACCAGTTCTACCTTCTAAATCCCATACCATTACTTTTATTAACATTGGTTTATGCAGTAATGCTTTAGCCATTGCCGTGTCATTTGGGGATTCATCAGACTGTGCTAACTTACCACCGCAGTTTGCATCAATAGCAGCCAACATCTTTTTAGCCTTATCGGCTTTTTTGCTATCCACATCAAATACACGCACCTTTTGAAATATCTTGCGTCCTTTGTATATAGAAGGTTCTGCTATTACCCATCGCAGACTGATGTATTCATCACCTTGATACTCAGCCAATCCTGCCTCGTCAATCATTGCCAAACAAGTTGTATTGTCTGGTATGTTTTCAATCATTCCACCAGATGTGAATTCACCATTAGTAGTAATTTCTTGGTTATCGCTTGTTGTCCAAAAGTTTGCCATTTGTTTATGCTCCGATGCTTGGTATTAAAGTTAAAAGTGGGTTTGTTCCGTTTACAACCAGTAAGTCATCACTAATTCCATAGCGATTCTTAGATATATTTGCAGCGGAGGCATATGTTACCAGTATGCGTGTGCCATCACTAATGGCTTTTTTGCGTTCACCATCGCCAAAAGTATGAGTTTCTAACTTAAGATAACCCACCAGGTCTGTATTATCGGTGTAGTGACTTACAGACTTCTTTTGCATACGGATGTTATAACGTGTATATGGGTCTTGATCTGGCAACTCTATTGTTTCTGTTTCACTATGTGCTATGAACACAATGTTCATGCCCTTAGTTTCATTAAGTATGCCAGCAGCTTTGCGAACTCTGCCATGCAAACTTGACAACGCTTGGAAGCCAGCACCATAACCGCCAAGTGCTTGGGCAATCGTTCTGGGCTTTTTAGGATCAGTATCAACAATGTGATTTGTGAACAAATTATCAAGCTGAGTGACGCTATCAATAACCAATGTTTTATAATCATGATCTTCTTTAATCAATGCTGTTAATTGTTCCCACAACATATCAACATTAGATAGCAATGGAAAAGCATCAGGACGTGAAGCAACTGGTATTGCTTGTAAGCCATCTTCAGCACGAATAAATATAGGTTTTGGAAAGGTGGCGGCTAAACTGGTTTTACCCAATCCTGCATCACCTGTTATTGTGCAAATGATCGAACGATCATCTGGTTTTGCTATTGAGCTTAGTATGCTCATGGTGTTTCTCCTTACGGTTAAAAATCTTTTTCTCTAATTTCGTTGCATATTTTACCGATATAAATTAGAATTGCAATACCTAAAACAAAATAATTTTTAACAAAGGGAAAAAATAATGTTCACACCAGAAGAAATAATTAATAAATTGCAACCTTTAAACTTAACTTATTTATCAAAGAATACTGGCATTAAATATAATGTGTTGTGGAAGTTTGCCAATAATAAATTGAAGATCATTCCTTATAATCTAGTTAAAAAATTAAGTGACTATTTCAATGCTGCCTGAGTTATGTGATGCAATTAGAGCAGTTGGTTATGAACCTCCATCTAATATAGCAGTTGGTAAAGTTACAAGATTTTCAACCAATGGAAAAAGAAATGATAGGTCAGGTTGGGTTCATGTATTTGATGATGCTCGTGGTGCTGTATTTGGTTGTTGGCGTAGTGGAGAGCAACACCAATGGCATGAGAAACGTGATTATGTACCAGATATTCACGAACAAGAAGCCATGCGTCAGCAATTTGAGGAAGCAAAACGAAAAGCAATCGCTGAACGTGATGCTGCTTATTCTATAGCTGCAAAAGAGGCTCAGGTATTATTTGATAATGCAGTTCAAGTAGTAAGCCATGACTATCTGACTAACAAAGGCATACGTCCAAATATGGCTCGTGTGTTTGGCGGAAAACTTATTATTCCTGTATATGGTTCAGATGGTAATTTACAATCCGTACAGTCAATATTTAGTGATGGAGCAAAGAGGTTTCATTCTGGCGGTAAGATGGCAGGAGGGCATTGTTGGATTGGTGATCCTTCTGAGTCTGAAACTTTATTAATAGCAGAAGGATTTGCAACGGCTGATAGTTTATTTCAAGCAACTAATCTTGCTGTATGTATAGCATTTAACGCTGGAAATCTTAAGCCAGTAACACAAATGATTGCAAGCCAATACATTGGCAAGAAAATAGTTATTTGTGCAGACAATGACACCAGTGGAGTTGGCATTAACAAGGCAAAAGAATGTGGAGTTGATATTGTATTGCCATCAATAGATGGTGACTTTAACGACATGATGTCAGAATTAGGCATTGATGCAGTTCGTGACATTGTATTTGGTAAAGTAAAGCAGGAAGGTTTATTTATCACCATTGAAGATATGATGGCTGGTATCAAAAAACCTAATTGGTTAATTAAGGGCATACTTGAACGTGGCTCAATGAATCTTCTTTTTGGGGAGTCAGGTGCAGGTAAAAGTCTTTTCGCTATGGATTGGGCGTTCTGCGCTGCTACAGGTAGAGATTGGCATGGTCACAAGATAAAAGAAGAGCTTAAAACTTTAATCATTATGGGTGAAGGTTTAAGAGGTGCGTCAATGCGCTTTAAAGCACTATCTCAAAAGTATGGTGAAGCACCAAAAAATATTAGATTAAGCAGACGCTCTATTAATCTATTAGATAGTAAAGAAGCTGATGATATTTTAAAAATAGTCGCAGAGTTAGACTTTAAACCTGATATTATTATCATTGATACACTGCACCGTAACATGGTTGGTGATGAAAACAGTTCTGAAGACATGGCTATGTATTTTAAGTCTATTGAATTACTTGCTAGACGTTTAGATGCTGCGATTGTAACAGTACATCATAGTGGTCATGGTGATAAAGGAAGATCAAGAGGGTCATCATCGATTAAAGCTGCTATGGACGCAGAATTTTGTGTCACCAAGAATGGTGAAGCAATTACTTTTTCCTGCACCAAGTCAAAAGATTTTGGGTTTGGTACTGATATGAGTTTTTTTATTAAGGAAGTAGAATTAGAAGGTGATGTTTTTTATGATGCTGATGATGATAAACAAATCACCAGTGTTTATTTAGAGTATCAAGGTGTTGCCAAGAAGGAAAAATCATTGCCAAAGAAATTGCAAAAGGCACTTGATAGTTTAGTTTTGGCAGCAGAAACTATTGGAAAAGAGCGTCCAGAATTGTCCATTTTAGGTTCTGGACAGGTAATTGTGTCGCTGTCCGAATGGAAGCCATTTTTTAATGAGGATAAAGAGCTTGCGTCAAGACGACAAAACTTTTCTGAGTGTAGAAAAGATTTGATAAAACAAGGGTTTATAGGTGTTGATGGAGATTATAGTTGGATATTATAGACTGTCCAGTTGTCCGAATTGGACAGTTTTGGACAGCCTGTACAGGATTAATAAAAGTGTACGTACTGTCCACCCCCCCTTAAGGGGGTGGACGGTGGACACTAATCTCGGACAAGACATTGGATGGAAGAAATATTAGAGTTTATAAAAATGATTGAACAGCATTTTGAAGTACAAGCAAAAGCGATTATGGTAGATGGTAAGGTTATTTTACATGAAGGCAAGTTTCAACAAAAAAGAGATATGAAGAATGGCTGATGAAATTGACAAGGCAAACGAACAAGCGCAATTAATTTTGGATAAGAAAATTGCTATAGTTCGGCATGATATAAATCCCTACCAAAACCAAAGTGGTATATGCTGGGAGTGTGAGCAAGAAGTTTATGACGGTAGACGCTGGTGTTCGATTGAATGTTGTCGAGCCTCAGAAAGGGGCGTATAATTATCTTCAGCGTGAGAGCTATTTAGATTTTAAACAAAAGCACGTTAAACTCGCATGAAGTCAAATCTACTTCTCTCACCTTGCGAATTTTAATGTGCTTTTTTTTATGGATAAAATATGATTGATTTAGTTTACATCCCAATTTACTCGATTGTTATAATATTTCTATTCGTGGCGTATGAAATGCAGGGGTGGAAATGAAAAGATTAATAGAATTGGTGATCGTTAGGTTTTTATTGGCTATAGTGCTGGTGATAGCCTTGCCTGCAATTTTGTATTTTTTGTGGTTAGAGAGGGAACGATGATTAATGATCCTGTTGATTTAGATCTAGAGTTTTTATACAGATCTATTAATGGCGTAACAGAGGCTCAAGAGGATGCGTTTATTGCTAGAGTAAGGGAATTGGTGGTCGATAGTAAGTTATGCGACACAGTGGCAAGAAGTAAGGCGTTCAACGAGGTGATGCTATGAGTGCTAATGACGATCAGGTAGGCGGTGAACACTACAAAAAT